ATCTGCAAACACTGGTTCACCCTTACCGCAACGGCTCTATTCTCTGTTGTGCCTGAACACGAAAAGACATGGCGTATTGATATGGTTCCGTGGTCCGAACGCAACACAGAGGCGTTCGCAGGGCTCCACAACAAGGGGAAACGGGTACTCCTGATATTCGATGAGGGTTCCGCTATTCCTGACGCAATCTGGCAGGTTGCCGAAGGAGCGCTCACCGACGAGCACACGGAAATAA